ATCTGGCACGCCCTTGTTGATGTTGGAATAGTAATCTTCACACTCCGAGTTTGCCCACTGCCCACCAAGATCGCGCAGGTCATCGAGATCATATTCACGCTCTGGATCTAGCCATTCACTCATCGAACGAGCGCGTGCAGGATCTCTCACTCTGGGCATCAACCGAGCTTGATGAGCTTGTTTCTGATATGACTGGCGATGACGTCGAGCCAGTACTGACCAAACTCCAGAGCATCTATTTATATGCTGCGATGCAGCATTTATTCGATGCAGTAGCTGATCAGGCGCTGACTCATAGCGTGGAGCTTCAAGATGCGTAAGCTCACCAAGCGCGGATGGATAGTGCTGGTCATCATTCCAGCACTGATAGTAACTCTCATATTCAGTTATTTAACACGTGACATATGCTGGACGGGATCGGGATATGGTAGCTGCTCAGCTATGATAGACGGTATAGTCACCAAGTAGGTAAGCAGCTATCAGCTGCCAGCGTTCGCGCTGGCGGTTGGTAGAAGTAGATCTACTACTTCGATTCTATTCTGGAAGAAGGCTAAGAGGATGAATGACACAATGAAGGCCAGTAAGTACGAGATCTCTAACTCTTGCGCGTGCAGGTACTGCGAGAGCTGCTCTATGGGAACTGAATCATTTACCTGTGAGGAATGTCAGCAAGATACTCGTGAGACTACTTGGTGCGATGGAGACTGCTTCGAGTATAAGCGCGACTGGTTCGAGGAAGACGTCCAGCGTTGGTTAACTGCTCACAATGATCCAGAGCGTGTAACGGTTGCTGGCAAAGCTATCGGATGGCAGCGGTTGCACGGGTATAAAACTATCAACGCAGATCATAGAGATATCTTTAACGCGCTTACATTCTCTGGAGACTGGACGTTAGCGGTTGAAGTAGATGGCGAGCAGTTTAAGATCGTGCGCTATTCACACGATGAGCCAACGGGAGCCAGCTTCTGGCTTGTACCAGCTAAGAGTGAGGATGAGAGTGAATGATCGGATTCAGTGAACGCATAACCTATTCTGCAAACTGGTCAGAGACTGGCGCTGAATGGTCGCAGGTTGAAGGATTCTTGCAAGAATCAGATCTCACGCAGTATCTGGAGAGTATGGGATGGCGCATAGTGCGCCACGAAAGAGAGGAAGAGAGCAAGTGATGACGGATCTTGAATTAGTAGAGCTTTCAGATAGTTTTGGAGCATATAATGAGTACATAGAGGGAGAGGATACGATCAACGGTCAAACCCTAGATCTAATCTCTAAAGTGTCGGGTTTAGAGTCTTCTGCCTACACTGACCAAGACTGCATACAGATAGCAGAAAACATCATCAAGAATTACCACCTATGGCATAAGGTGGAAGCGGGAGAGAGTGAGGTAGAGTAATGGTTGAAATGGATACGTGGGACGAGATGAGGTGTCCGATCTGTGACACGTGGTTTTACCCCGAAAAGAATACACGCAGGTGGTGTCAAGTATGCAACGACAAAGAGATAGAGGGAGAGAGCGATGAAGTGTAGAGAGTGTAAGCAGGAGAGAGAGGGCGGTATCGTGGACAAGATAGCCTTGTGCCACGCTTGTTACATCAACATAGGAGGAGCTAATGAATAGAGAGTATCTAAAGGCTAAGGTAGATCTCTGCCTAACTCAAGCTGAGATAGACATACAACAGCAGGAGATAGCAAGGGCTATTAAGAACCTAGAGCGTGCCAACAGTGCGCTATCGCGTATCTTTAATTTAGATGAGGAGGAGAGCGATAATGAGCAAGTACACAATCCAAGCTGAAGTAGATCAAGTGTGGTTTGACATACTCGGACAGATTACCCGCCACCAAGACGGGTTTGTGTGGGTTAAGGCAGAGGAGGAGGGCGATGAGTAATGTTTACACAATTCACCCACCAAAGTCTGATTTAATCCTATTCTATGAAGTGGTAGAGCCGGACGGTGGCAACACGTGGGGTGGGGGCAGTTCAATAGAGGCTATCAAGTGGCTACAATTGGCACCTACTGGCTCACGCCTGCTGATTAGTGCGTGGGATAGTGATGAGGAAGATGCTCATTTAGTGGGGCAGACCATAGATGTAACTGATCTAATTACTCAGGCAAGGAAGGCAGACTTATGAGCTACTGGATAGGATTAGGCGTAGTAATGCTGATAGTCTACGGACTTATTGTGTGGGAGGACAAGATAAACAATGAGGGAGAGTAAAGAGGTAAGCGGTAAGCAAGCAGTTCACTATCGAAACTACAGACGAGCAAGAGATAGGGCGCTAGTGCGCCTGTCTCACCTTTATCCCAATGTATACAGGGACCTGCTTGTGGAAGAGAGGGAGAGAGATGAAGACGAGGATAAGAAATGGATTAGTAGTAACACTAGGGTTAGCGTTACTATGGGTGTTCGCTCCGGACCATCACGTAAGGGTAGAGCTACCAAAAGATCTCGCAATCGTCGCAAGACACGCAACAATCGAGGAAAAGCGTGAGAACAAGGCACTTATCGTTAGTTACTCAAGAGCACTCGGATACACCAAGCGTGAAAGAAAATGTCTGCTCACCTTATGGACCCGTGAGAGCAGGCTTGACCACCTCGCAGACAACCCCAAATCAACAGCTTTCGGAATTGCTCAACTCCTTAGAGAGCGTAGTCGAGAACCTGAATTACAAATCCTTCACGGTATACGATACCTTAACGCACGCCATCGAGGGAGTGCGTGTCGCGCTCTTAGCCACTCAGACAGACGAGGATGGTACTGATAGCTGATAACTTAAGTTTAATAGCCCTCAGTGTGACTGCCCTCCGCTGGGGGTTATTTCTTTTTAATCCAAACCTGATTGTTAATAGCCAACGTCTCGTAGTTACCAAGATGTTTGTGTAAGAATAGATCTATACCTACACGTGGCTCTAAGCGTGGGTCACCTGATCCTTCAGTCCAGGTGTAATCATCAAAGGCCATAATGCCACCGGACTTTAGCCAGTCCCACGATAGCTCAGCGTCTATCAATACACCTACTGTTGTATGGTCTGCATCTATGTAAATAAAATCCATACTATCTTTAAAGGCAAGGTAGTTAAGGCGCAAGAAATCTTTAGTGGTGTTGGCTATCTTAAATATCTGTGGGTAGTGGTCAGTCTTTGCACGGTAGGTATCATAGACACTGGTGAAATCCATAGTCTTGTGTGCGATCTCATCGCTACCTTCCCAAGTATCAACATCATAGAGACGTGTCTTCTGACCCGTCAGTACGTTCTCACATAGCCATACGCTGGCATCACCTGTGAAAACACCAAGCTGCATAAAGTGTAAATTATCCACGCCCGCTAATGGAATTAGGAACTGCTCAAAGTTATGTTGAGCACCACGTATAAACCAGTTAGGATAATCAACCGCCATTGGAATAGAACCCCTTACCTTTGAACTGGATAGTGGGTGAATCCCACTTACGTATCATAGTTATGTGACACACAAAGCAGGTAGGAGATAGTGCTTCATCTGTCATCTTACGCTCAATAGTTATTTCACCCCTACACTGCGTGCAGTGATAGTCATAGATCATAGTTGTATACCTTCCTCAATCGGTAGGTAACCTACCAACTTACTTACTTTGTTAGAACGTGAGAACTCTGTGGTTGCTGGCATCCAGTGGCTTACCCACTCAGGCTCAGCTAGGTCCATTAGGTCAAAAGAAAAGACACCTAACGGTGTCGAGTTGATGTAGAACGGGATGAGATCTCGCTCTGCTGATTGAGTAATCAACTTACGATACTTCATCTCTTCAATTAGTAGCGTGGGATAGTGTGTATGTCTACACTTGAGTTCAATGTAATGGCCTGCTTGCCTGGAGATACAGTCAAAGGAGTCATAGATACCTTCACTCTTAACAAGGTCCGGATACAAAGACTCTTTCAAGTAATCAAACAGCTCTGCTTCTTTCATCTATACGGCGACCTTCCACCTAAGATGTCAATGAGTTTATGTAAGGCGTTACTACAACGCCTGTCGGCAGTAGATACTGCACACTCAAAGTACTGTGCCAACATCTGCAAGGTGTGGTTCTCGTGGTATCTAAAACGCAAGATAGTCTGCTCTTGTACATCTAACTTCAGGTAAGCCTTCTTAATATCTAGCAGAGTAGCAAGCAGGTTGCCACCTTCTGCAGGAGATGACTTACCTTTAGGTTGCCCATCTAACTTCATCTCTTGTACTTGTTCTAATACTGTTCCATCTATAACTGATGCAATAACAAAGGGTAGTAATTGTGCTACTGTAGGACTGTCATAATAGGCCTCATCTGCAGTCTGATAGCCAGACTTAGTTGCCTTCTCCTTGCGTGCATAACGCTCTGCTACACGCCTCATCTGCCAAGCAACCTTGCGCTCATTGTGTACGCGCTCTTCAACATCTTCTACACTTAACATCTCATTGCAGTATTCGGTACGAGAATAGGCCCACGAGTAACACTCTTGCGTTACATCAATGAGCTCTACATAATTCTTATACCTACGGTAGATAGTACTTGCTACCGAAGGTACTAAGTCGTACATAATTGGATGTAGTTTAGTCACAGTCTAGTTCCGGCGACTCAGGCCACGTACCATCTAAGACCATCATCGCTATAGCGGAGTAGTTGAGTAGATCAATGAAACTATCACGTAAGGATTCGTTACTTGGCTTCACACCGCTATCTAATAAGTTGTTGATGCGTGCTATCTTGTCCCACATACGCACACGCAAACCGTTGAGTGGTCCACCAGGTGATAAAGCTATGTTCTTTGGGCCGTAGTCGTGGTGCTTCTTGATAAGCAGATTACCTGCCCCATCTAGGACAGCCCATACATCTGCTATGAATTGGTTGGTATCGGCCTTACTGTTATCGTCTCTGTTGACAGGTCGTGCATCAGGATCTGCAAGCCCATATGCTGCAAAGTCAGTAACAGGTTTTCCCACTCTTGCTGGCTCATACATTAGACTCTCCTATCAATAGTGTTCTTGTGGCCTCTACCCCGTGTGTGAGGTAGTAATCATTTATATCCATACCAGGTGGTAGTGTAACAATAGTTGAGTTCAATATCTCGTTAGCCACACGCTTTGCAAACTCTTGTCCTGGGTTAGAACCATCTTCCTTTATGTCGTTATCACCTACCACAAAGACAGTCTCATACCCAGTAAATAACTTAGGAAAGTGTGGCTTCCAAGCAGCAGTTCCAGGCACACCGACTGCAGGTATACCTAGCACACCGCTAGTTACCACGCAGTCCAGCTCTCCCTCACATACCACAACGTAAGGTGACATAACTGTAATGTCCTCAACGTTATAGAGATGGGCCTTCTGCCCTGTAGGAGAGCCATACTTAGGCTTAGCATTATCTAGCCTGCGAAACTTAAAGCCCACACAACTGCCACTGGCAGTGATGTATGGAATAGATAGCCACCCTGTGTGCATCTCGTGACCATTGATTGGCTCAGTGATGGTACCTAGTTGGAAGCGTGCAGCTACCTCTTCAGATATCCCACGTTCGCTTAGGACGGCTAGAGCTTGTGGAGTTATTGCTTGGGCGTAGCGTTGCGCCGCTTCCAGTAGCAATTTCTGTTGCGCGTTTGAGGCCATCCTTAAACTCCAAGTTCTCTAGTATGCAGACAAGGTTAACTGCGTTGCCACCTTTACCACAGGTCTGACAGTAGTAAAGGTTCGTATTAATATTCATTGAAGCAGATCTACGTGAGTCATTGTGCATACAGCACTTGACTCTTATCTCACCTGCTCCTGGTCTTACTTCCCCACCAAAGAATTTAACTATTACATCTATGGGGATTGTGTTTGCATCAACGGAACCTTTGAACCTGCCCGCTTTACGAACCCTGGACCAGTCCTGTGTTGGCATACACACCCCTTAGTATCGCACTTAGCGTGCCAGTGTGAGGCACGTTTGATGTGGTTAGCTTGGTTCTCCTGACCCGCTTTCAGGCAGTTGTGGCAAATCATTCTTCTGCCTCACTTCCACTTTCGACCACCTCTGACTCTGTGTCAATCGCTTCTTCGGACGTTGTGATGTCTTGCGCTGTCTCTTCAATGTCTTGATTACTGATGGCATTTTGATCTATTGCTCCTGTCGATGTGCTGATTATTCCTTCTGGTGTTGGCATTATTCTTTCTCCTTTATCCATTGCTCTAGGTCCTGAATGACCCAAGACTTTTCAATACCCGCGTTGCGACGCTTAACTATTACATAAGCAGGTGGCACTTCCCCTATACCACGAGCCTTTGCGTAGTTAAGCGCCTCAACTTGGGCTTGCCTCCAGAACTCCGGCAGACTTAACTTAACCGTGTTCTTGAGTTCTAGTACGTACGTCTTGCCAGCTATGATAACTACTATATCTCCTTCGTCATCTTTACCTGCTAAGCGTAAGCGTTCAGCAAGTAGGCCAAGACTACGAAACCATTTCATTACATCTATCTCAAAGGCAGCGCCCTTAGCCTTATTGTACTTCGGGTTTGCCATCATTACCTGTGTCGTAGATAGCCTTACCATTTTCATCTATCTTAATCTTAAATACTTTGAGTTCAATCAAGGCCATCACTAAGTTTGCCATATCAGCTTCTAACTGTTTGATACGGTTCTTAACGTAGGCCATCTCCGTATTACTCTTGGACAACGTAACCCCCTCCGTAACCATTTAACGCATCTCTTCGATACATCCAACCAAGTGCATCCTGGTCGCCTATCTGACAGGCTGCATAGTTTACTAGCAAGTGTGCATATTTTGTTCCATCTGCAGTGTGTGGTCCAAAACGATTCTTCACTGGTGCAACAAACAGACTTGCCTGTGCTGGGTCATAGCCTAGAGTTAAGATCAGAGCAGGTAACTGACTGACCTTACCGTGTATAGCACGCCTTGCAGGTGGTTTGCTTGGACTTCCATACTCTGACTGCTCAGAGACGTGGTGTAGCACTAAGACACAAGCCTCAGTCTTACGTGCCATATCGTGTAATTCCATCATTATTGCTCTTAGTCCTGCCCATTCATTGTCTGTCTCGGCAGCAACGTTCATTAGGTTATCTATCACAATCAACTCAGGTGCCACACCGTAGAGTTCTACGTATG